TCAGAAATTGTTTGCAGCGGTGCATTAGTAGCAACGAGTTATCTAATATCGGCTAAAAATCTTAACAACCTCTTAAAAGAATTGGCGGGTGAGGATCAATGAACGCACGGCTATTCAACTGTATTGCCAATAAGCACGCGGATGCAATGGATAATTTCCCATCACCCAATATTTTGCCGAGAGAAGAGGGAGACAAGCAGGAAGCCGAAATGCTGACTTCTATTATCCCTGTTATTCTTGAACAAAACGACTTCGAAAAGACGTATTCCGAGGTTTGGAATTATAAGCTGAAAAGCGGCACAGGTGTATATGGCGTTCTGTGGGATAGCACGAAGTTTAACGGACTCGGGGATATTTCTATCAAAAAGATCGATTTGATCAATCTGTTTTGGGAACCCGGTATTACCGATATTCAAGCATCAAAGCATCTTTTCCATGTTGAATTGTGTGACAACGAGACATTAGAGGCTATGTATCCGCAGTTGAAAGGCAAACTCAGTACTTCGACAATAGATCTCAGCAAATACGTATATGACGATACTGTTGATACATCGAGTAAATCGGCGGTAATCGACTGGTACTACAAGAAGCATCAAAACGGAAAAAACGTCCTGCATTTCTGCAAGTATGTCAATGATTTTGTGCTGTTTGCTACCGAAAATGAGACAGAGCCGGTGACGGTTCCCGAAACGGGTCAGGTCGTAAGAGGTTCGTTGGCTGAACTCGGTTGGTACAACCACGGACTTTATCCGTTTGTATTTGATCCGTTGTTCACCGTTGAGGGTACTCCTGCAGGCTTCGGATATATCGATGTCGGTAAGGATGCACAAAGCTACATAGACCGCGGCAATCAGGCAATTATGAAAAATATGCTTGCCAATTCAAAGCCGCGACACTTTATTCGCACAGATGGTTCGGTAAACGAGGAAGAGTATGCCGATACGACTAAGGATTTTATTCACGTAGACGGCAACTTAGGACAGGACTCGATCCTTCCTGTTTCGGGAAAGCCGCTTAGCGATATTTATGTGCAGGTCATTCACGATAAAATCGATGAACTTAAAGAAACAACCGGAAACAGAGATATATCCACCGGCGGTACTACAAGCGGTGTAACTGCCGCATCGGCTATTGCGGCAATGCAGGAAGCCGGTTCTAAGCTGTCACGAGATAATAATAAAGCCTCCTACAGAGCTTTCCGTCAGGTGTGTTTGATCGTCATTGAGCTTATAAGGCAGTTTTACGATATGCCTAGATGCTTCCGTATTATGGGCGAGAACGGCGCGGCACGGTTTGTGCAGTATTCAAATGAAGGTATTCAGCCCGCGCACCAGGGTAACGATTTCGGTATGGATATGGGACATCGCGTTCCGTTGTTTGATATCGAAATTACTGCTCAAAAGCAATCGCCTTACAGCAAGATGGCTCAAAACGAATTAGCGCTACAGTTCTTCGGTGCAGGTTTCTTTAATCCGCAGATGTCGGACCAAGCTCTTGCTTGTCTCGATATGATGGACTTCGATCGAAAACAGTTCATCATGCAGAAGATTTCTCAAAATGGTACTATGTATCAGCAGTTGATGATGATGCAACAGCAGATGCTCGCACTGGCGCAGATCGTAGATAAACATGAGGGTAGTAATTTAGCCGAGCAAATAGCCGCAGGAGTGACCGGTGGGGTAGCACCTGCTCCTATAAGCTCTTCCGCCGGCAGTGTAGAGCAGACCGAAGCCCTTGGCGGTGAAGAGGGAAAAGCGGAATCTTCGACCACCAAGAAGGCACGACAGAGAGTGGCTGAGTCCACCAATCCGACATAAGGAGGCATTTGGATGATTACGGTGACCTTTAGTTATCTTAAAGAGTCGGGTACTATTGCAATGAGTGTTGAAGGACACGCAGGGCAGGCGGAAAAAGGAAAAGATATCGTTTGTTCCGCTGCTTCTATACTCGCGTATACCGTCGCTCAGTATGTTCAATATGTCGAAAAACTTGGTGGAATAACAGTTAAACCGAGGCTTGAAATGAAGGACGGATATATGCTGATTGTTGCAAATCCGACTGACGAGTATCTTGCAGAAGTGCTGAATGCATTCTTTGTAGCTCAGGTCGGCTATTCGCTTTTGGCACGGGACTATCCGCAGTATGTAGAATTAAAAATGCTTGGTGAGGCATAAAGCCTTTACATATACCAACGATTCGTCCACGATACGGACAGAAATTTTAAGGAGTTCTATATGAACAAAACAGTTAATTTTTTTCCGACGCTTCTCGTCGACCTTCAGTTGTTTGCTGACGGTACAGGTGGTGGCACAGGAGCAGAGGGAACGACGGGCGTAAACGCGACAGCCGCCGTGTCGCAGTCGGGCGTAAACAAGGGAAAATCGGATTCACTTTCCGATATCAAATACGGTATCCAGGAAAATGATGCTGAAGAAACAAATCCCGAGGCACAGGTCGCCGATGTGCAGAAAACAGACGATGCAAACAACACTCCGGACCTCAATGCTGAATTTGAGGAGCTTATCAACGGCAAGTACAAGGATCAATACGGTGCCAAAATGCAGGATACCATCCAAAAAAGGCTTAAAAGCACAAAGGAAGGTGCCGAAAAGTATGAAGCACTTGCACCTACTCTTGAGATACTTGCAAAGAAGTATGGTGTAGATCCGACCGACGTAAAGGCTCTTAACAAGGCGATTGAGGATGATGATTCGTATTTCGAGGCCGACGCCATGGAAAGAGGTATGTCGGTTGCGGAGTTTAAGAATGTTCGGAAAATTGAAAAGGAAAATGCCGAGTTTCACCGCATGGAACAGGAACGACGTAACAAAGAAGCATTTTTCAAGAAGTTGTCCGCCTGGGATGAACAGGGCAAGCGGCTCAAAACAGTTTATCCTTCATTCGATCTTAAAACAGAACTTAAGAATCAGAGGTTTGCTGAGCTCATCAATGTTCCCGGTCTATCGTTGAGAGACGCTTATGAGCTAATCCACCGAGACGAGATTATGACGGCAGGTATGCAGTATGCACAGCAGGTTGCCGAACAGAAACTCGTCAATAACATACGGGCCAATGGAGCAAGACCGGTTGAAAACGGTAATTCGGCTCAGAGTGCATCGTTAGTCAAGAGCGACGTGTCACAGCTCTCCAATGCGGATATGGATGAAATCAACCGCAGAGTCGCAAGAGGAGAGAAGATCACATTCGGGCGTTCTAAAAGAAAGTAGTCCGCAGTGATAAGATCTCCTTGAAATCAAAATAATTTTTAAAAAGGAGATTTATTATGTTCGAAACTAAAATCAATCTTCAGCTTTTTGCTGAACTCAACACCAATACTACTGCATCTCCCGGCCTTTCGGTGGAGAACAAGGAGTATTATGACAAGAACCTTATCAGAGAAGCACAGCCCAACTTGATTCACGACCAGTTTGGCCAGGAAAGGGATATCCCTAAGGGTAACGGTAAAAAGGTCGAATTCCGCAAGTTCGCATCTCTCCCCAAGGCTACTACCCCTCTTACCGAAGGTGTAACTCCTGACGGCAAGAGCCTCAATGTAACCGCGATCGAAGCAGAGGTATCTCAGTACGGTGACTATGTCACTCTTTCTGATATGCTTGATCTTACTGCTATTGACCCCGTTGTTCTTGAAATTGTTAAGGTTGTCGGTAATCAGGCGGGTCTTAGTCTTGATACTATCACTCGTAATATTTTGCAGAGCGGTAATAACGTATACTATTGCCCCAAGGCAGACGGTTCCGAGGTTACCAGCCGCGATGACCTTGATGACACCTGCTTGCTTACTGTTGACGTTGTAAAGAGCGTAGCAGCTATTCTTAAGGGTGTGAATGCTCCGAAAATCGATGGCGGTTACGTGGCAATCGTTCATCCTTACGTTGCAAAGGATATTATGTCGGATCCTTTGTGGATCGATGCATATAAGTACACCAATCCCGAGAACATTTATGAGGGCGAGATCGGCAAGATCGCAGGTGTACGATTTGTAGAGACCTCGGAGGCAATGATTTACCCCAACGGTGTATTTGGCTGCTTGTTCCTGGGTGCCAATGCATACGGTAAGACCAAGATCGAGGGCGGTGGCTTGCAGACCATTATTAAGCAGCTCGGCTCTGCCGGTACCGGGGACCCTCTTAATCAGAGAAGCACCGTCGGTTGGAAGGCAACTAAAACCGCTGAGATCCTTGTTGACCCTTATATGTGCCGCGTCGAATGCAAGTCTTCGATGTCTGACAAGGCTCTTGAAAACTAAAAACAATGAAACCAGGGAGGGAGAACTCCCTCCCTTACTTTAACTAAGGAGGCTATATAATGGCTGAAACAAAGAAGACCGCCGAAAATAAGGCGGTTAAAGAAAAAACAGTACACATCCGACTGCCCTTAACAAAAAAGGAAAAAGACGACGTTTTTGTGGGTATAAACGGTCGTAGATTCCAGATACAGCGAGGTAAAGACGTAGAAGTGCCCGTATCTGTTTATGAGGTGTTACAGCATCAAGAAGAGATGCTTAACATTGCTATGGAGTACGAGGCTCAGATGGCCGCCAAAGCTGAACAGTAATAAGAAAATAAAACAAAAGGGGCATTTTTATGTCCCTTTTTTTAGAATAAGGACGGTGAATTAAATGACAATTATTGAAGCGATCAATCTGATCGACACACTTAAACCGAATAATTACACACAGAAAGACAAGATACTGTGGCTTTCGACGCTTGACGGCATTATTAAAAAAGAAATTATAGATACTCATGAAAGAGCAGAGTCTGTGGTTTTTGACGGATACAATGCGGAAACGGCACCGAACACCGTCCTGCTTGTGCCTGCTCCGTATGATGAAGTGTATATTAAGTGGCTTGAGGCACAGATAGATTATAACAATGGAGAAACAGGTAAATATCAGAACAGTATGATTATGTTTAATACCGCTTATTCGGCGTTCGAACGGTATTACAACCGTGTTAATATGCCGAAAGGTACTAAATTTAAGTACTTTTAAGAAAGGAGAAAGGAAATGAAATTGCCGACTCTTAATGAAATCGCTATGCAAAGAAGTGTTATTGATGTTTTTGGCGGATATAACCACAATATGCGCATAAGTGACAGCGAGTTTTATGATATGAAAAACTTAACCTCTACATACTATCCCGTCCTTTCTCCTCGCGGAAAAAGGGGGACGTATAAAGAGGTTACGAGTCCGAGCGGAATGATAGCCAAAGATGCGTTGTGTTATGTAGATGGTTCGGAATTTGTGATGAACGAGTATCGGGTAGAGATGGGATTGAATGATGAGCCGAAGCAACTTGTATCGATGGGTGCTTATGTCGTTATCATGCCCGATAAAAAGTATATAAACACTAAGGATCTGACCGACTTCGGCAATATAGAAGCCGATGTCTCAACTCAAAGCGCTGTCACATTTTCTTTGTGTAAATTGGACGGCACAGATTATTCCAATGAGAATATAACAACAACCGAGCCTAATGAACCCGAAAACCTGGCATTGTGGATAGATACTTCGACTGTGCCTCATTCGTTAAAACAATGGTCGAAGAGCTCTAATATGTGGACAACCATAGCTACCACTTATATTAAAATATCCTCTCCCGGTATCGGCGCGGCTTTTCAAAAGTATGACGGTATTAACATTTCGGGGTTAAAGGACAAGGTCCTGCACGATAGTACTACAGGCAATGTCCTTGAGAACACAGATGACTTAGCGGCATTGGAAGGCACTGCCATCGTGTGGGAGAAGAGTGATGATTATATAGTCATTGTCGGTATGCTGGACATTACAAGAACTATAAGTGATTCAATCACCATTATTCGGAAAATGCCGATTATGGATTTTGTTATAGAAAGCGGTAACCGTCTTTGGGGTTGCAGATATGGTACAGATGCGAACGGCGAAACCGTTAACGAGATATATGCTTCAAAACTTGGTGATTTCAAAAATTGGAATTGCTATATGGGGTTGTCCACCGACAGTTATGTTGCGTCTGTGGGTACTGACGGAATTTTTACGGGTGCAATAACTCATCTGGGATACCCGTTGTTTTTCAAGGAAAATTATGTTCATAAGGTGTACGGTAATTACCCTGCGAATTTTTCTATACAGACTACAGCGTGCCGAGGAGTACAAAAGGATTGTTCAAAGAGCCTTGCCATTGTCAATGAAACGCTGTACTACAAAGCAAGATCGGGTATATGTGCTTATGATGGCTCATTGCCTGTAGAGGTATCCTCAGCCTTTGGTGACGCTGTTTACAGCGGTGCCGTGGCTGTTGCTCACGGAAACAAGTACTATGTTTCAATGAAGGATACAGAC